CATCTATAGCGCGCTGGAAGGCGTCTTGCTTGGCCTTTGCACTTTGGCCCCAGAGTGTCATCACACCTGAGAGCAACCCAGAGCCTAGCATTGTAATAAGTTCTAAGGGTAGTCCACCTATCATTTCCCGAGCCACCTTTGTACCGTGTCTGTTTCATAGATGCGGATACCTAGCCAGACAATTGTGAACAAACTAGCCAAGGCTGGTAACAGCTCGACCATGCTAGCGAACGCTACGGCTCCAGCCGTGAGATCAATGGGGGTCTTGTCGTCCATACTAGTAATTACCGCGTACTTTTTTTATGTACGCTTGGTTTGCTTTTTCTGAAGGAGACGCGTACCAGTTTCTAGCTACACCTTCGAGTGTTGCTTCGGGTTTAAACGCCCCTTTTCTACGGAGAGCGTCATTAAACAAACGGTCATAATATTTATTATGCTGTTCCATAGGTACGACTCCTAAACCACCAGGTTTTATAGTTTCGGTATATCCTTGCGACATGTTCTTTTTTCTATAAGCAGCGTTAACTTTGTCTTTACCCTGCTGGATAAAACTATTTAAATAATCTACATAACCTGGATCTGCATCCTTATCTTGATTTTTTAAAACTTCTTCTGCAAGTGTGTATGTAATTTGAGCAGGACCAAAAGCTGAACTAACTTGTTTGTCTTCTACACGATCAGGAACTGTTGTAAAAATAAACGGATTATCAAAGCTTCCTGTTTCTGTTTTTACCAAAGCTCTCTTAAAAGCATCTATGTCTAAACCTCTACGAGGTGGTAAAGGTACTTCAGACAGTAGACTTTGAGGACGCTCAGGAGGCATAGGTACTTCAGGAGACAATAAGCCTTGTCGTATAGTCTCTGCAAAATACTTAGGACTAGACAAAGACTTTGCTAGCTGCATCTCTGCTTCACGTCTGTCCTTGGCTGCCTGCATTTCAGCAGGGTCTCCGCCCAATAGACCGACAAACTGGAGGACGTCGCTAAGTGTAGACATTATCTTGCCCTCGCTATCGCTGCGCCTTCTTTAAGACCGCTTTCTCCAATGTTGCCCATAGGCGGTAGCCTGCTTGCAGACTGGAGCATGTTCATTATGTTTGCTCCGAGTTCTTGTTGCTGCATAGCTAGGTCTGGTGCTGGAGCTGCGGCTTGCTGCTGTGGCGGTGGGTTTTGCTCGTCGTACCTGACAAACTTAGGTTTAACACCTGGGTTAATCGAATTGTAATCGCCTTGCTCGTTCATATAAGCAGACACAGACGCAGCTAGTAACCCGTTTCTACCTGACAAAGCCGCGTCAGCAGCTTTTCGCGCTGCTTTCATAGCTTTTTCTGCCCCAGGTTTCATTTTAAATTCTAATTCGTCTATATCAACACCGTCTACTAAACCTTTATTAAGAGCTTTCCATGTAGAACCACCTGGGCCAAAACTTTTCATTCCGTACATCATTGTAAGAGGTTTAGCCATTGCAAAGAAAGATCCTCTCATTCCTAATTGAAATACCCGCATAGGAATAGACGCAGCAGCAATAGACCCTGCGCTTGGATCATAGTTTACAGCACCTCTTATGATTCTAGCCATACGTAAAATAGATTGGCCTGCGTTACCGACTTGTTCGTCGCTAGCTCCTTTTAATAGTTCCATAAACTCTGAAGGGGATTGTCTATAAGCTTCAATTATGTCGCTAGACCATGCTCTCATTAAATCTTTTTGTTTATCGATAGGGGCAGATGCTATACTAGCAACACGAGACATAATATCGCCATATATTAGCTGACTATAAAACTTACCCCCTTTAGGATCAATTTTCGCGTGTCTTCGTAACTCTTGAACAGCTTGTTTTAGATCAGAACCGCTAAGATTACTTGTTAGTTTTGCAGTACGCTCCACAAACTCTCTTGCTTGTTTAAAAGATAACATCTCACCAAGTTCATCAACGCCTGCTATGTTACCGCTTTCGATTTTTCTCAAAGCGTTTTTATATTTTTGATAAGCGTCGTTATCGAAAAGCCTATTGTAAGCTTTTTTAAACTTTCTACTACGAGCGGTTTTTTCAAATAATTTAATTTGAGCTAAAGCGTCTCTAGCGCTTTGTTGTAATTCTGGTAAAGGTTTTGTCAGATCGTTTAGACCATACTTCAACCTAGTATCGCGAGCATATTGTGTAGCTACTGTTCCTAGAATTTCATCTGCGGTAGCGACGCCCGACGCTCTACCTCCTATAACTTCTGTTCCACGCAAAACTGCGTCTAAATCTTCTACAATAGAGCCAAACGTTATGTTAGGTTTGTTACCTGTTATAATGCTTTTAGTAAAACCCTCTACACTTTGCTGACCAGTGTCGGTTAGATAGCGTAAAGATTTTTGATTGAACGGGGAAATAAAATTTTTGTATTCTCTATTTACTCGTGCAAGTTCTTTAGAAAATTCTTTACCTAAACGAGAACTTAACGCATCAGTAACACTGTTAGATAAAATAACAGCCTCTCTCATTTGCTGCCTTGTTAAATTACTACTCATACCTCTACGTAAATTTTGTTGAACTACATACAGATCTTCAGCGTTCGGTTCTACGAACTCTCTTTGACCTTCAAAAGCAGCTATAGGACGATCTTTAGATTTTTCAAAATCAAACGCTTCTTTCATTTCGTTTTTTGGTCTTTTGACAGCTTTACCAGTTTCATCAAACTTAACAGCTCTAGTTAAACGACCAACAACTTTAGAGTTATCAGACAGCGTGGTTAGACGACCAGCAGCAGATTCAGCCGTAGTTCCTAAATCATCTGCCATTTTGTTTAAGAGATCTACAACATTTTGAGCGTCTATTTTTTGACCTGATAAACCTCCTAGGTTTAACTTAGGATTGGGAGCGGCGTCTGTTCCATATAAAGAAGGACTTTTAAATTTTTCTATACCAGATTTTAAAGCTCTGTTTATATTACCTGATATTAAATCTGTTAATTCTGTTACCTCCATTACCTCGTCAATTTTAGCGCCGTGTTTTACATAAAAATTGTCAACTTCTTTAACAATATCTTTAACAAGTTTTTGTTCAGTTTTTGTTAAACTGCTTTGAACTTGTTCGTATAATTCTTTTTGAGTCAAATTAGGATTTGTAAATAATTTAGCTTTTACAAGATCGTCGTAAGATCTCAAAAACGTCACAGCTTTAGCTGGAAGAGCGTCTCCCATACTCCGAGCACCAGCTCCCTCTAACACTGTTATCATACGACTTCCTAAAGTATTATTGTCTCCCAGCATTTCTTTAAGGGTAGCGTAAGGTACAAGATTGTCAGCAGCGGTTTCACTAAGACCTTCGTCTATGAAGTTTTTCTTTGCTATTTCTCTAGCTTCTAAAATGTTTTGTTTTGTAACAGGCTGTAAATCTTTTAAGGTCTTACCGGCATAAGAGTTTGCTGATTTTTTTACTTTACCAGCAAGACTACCTATAGCGGATATAGGTAAACCAAGAGCTAAAGTTGTACCTAGAACTGCTGCACCTTCTGTACCGACACGTTCAAATATTTCCGTAGGACTTTCTTTATTAGTCCCACGTAAAGCTTGAATACCTTCAAGACCAATGTTAGCCGCTACGTCACCGCCAGCCGCACCGGCGGCACCAATGGCTAACTGAGCTAACAACCCTGTTCCACCTGTTGCTGCAATAAGACCAACCTCGCCAATTACTGCTGCTGTACCTGCCGCAATTTCAGGAGCTATGTCTACAAGGTCATAGAAACCGTTACTAGTTCCGTCGACAAAAACGTTACGCTCGTCTTTAGGCTCTATACCACGTTGACGAAGACCAGCGGGAGTAATGTATAGACTACCCTCTTCGGTCATTCCCCAGTTACCTTCGCCTACCTGACTGTCAAGCTCAGCTTTGATCTCTTCTGGATTACCGCGAGCAAGCGCTTGTCCCCAACGGATACCGATGTCTGGTACACCGTCTCTAATATTAAAGTCACCTTCAATATCGTAGACACGTCCAGCCAAAGAAGATTTTTCTGGAAGAGCTTTCAGGATAGCGTTCTGCGCTTGTTCTTCAGACAACCCTTCTGGAAGTTTGACTTGAGTACCGTCGGATAATGTATAAAGCATAGCCATGTTTAGATACCTATATTAGTCTGGAACTTGCTGCATATTGCTGAAAAACGGTTTAGCTTCAATTAAATTTCCATATCCGACCTCTCGAAGCATGTCAGCGTTTGCTAGATATGCGTTACCAATTATTCGCTCAACATCGTTGTACGCGTCTAATAATTTATCAGCGTCTGTAAATATATCAGGATTTTTAAGCATAGCGTCTATTCGTTTGTAGTCTTCTTGCGATATTTGACCGCTTGCTATACCTGAACCAAGTGAGCTAAGTAGGTAAGCATTGTATTTTTGTATTTGTTGATTTACAGATTGACCACCACTGGCTCCAAATATAGCCCCCGCGTCGCTTACAAAAGACTCAAACGCTCCAGCGATACCGCCGGCTCCTTTAGCACCGAGTAAGCGTTTAATTTTTTGTACTGTATCTAAACCTTGTTTTTGTTGTCTTACGTCTGAAACCATCTTGGCCATAAATTGTTTAAACTCTGGTCTTTTACCTTGTTTAGCCATTTGAACTCGTAGTTTATCGTACTCTAACTGTGCTGCTGCAGCTTCTTTTTCAGCCTGTGCTTGTGCAGCAAACACTTTTTGACCCGCTGTTGCTACACCAGCGCCAAGACCCCGTTCATCTGTAAATGCTTCCGGCTGTGCAGCAATTTGGAACAGGGTTGCTATAAAAGGATCGCTAAGAACGTCTTTAACCCCGCCTAGTAAATTTTCTATCGAGAAGCTAGAATCTCCGGTAGACAATAGTCCTTGTGGTTTATTATTTTGCTGTGCTTTATAACCACCGAAGTCTATTCCTTGAACAGTAGCAGCTTCAGCTTTGTTTTCTGGCTCGTATTCTTCTTCAATAGGCCCCACGTTAGCAAACATATGAGGACCAACGTTAATAGCAGAAGGTGTAGTTACATCAGGAGAAGCAAAGGGAATAACGTCTGGATCAACAGCCATTTGTTGGTTTCGTATTCGCATAGCTTCTTGTTTAGCCATAGCATTTGCTAAACGAAAATCGCGAGCGTTAGTTACTTCTTGTTGGTTTCTTTGATTTGCAAAGTAGTTTTGCATATTGCTTAATATACGTAACTCTTCAGGCGTCATAACCATATACTCCTACAACATACCTTTTATGTTAGCTTTAGGGTTTTTTACAATGTAATCGACAAGAGCAGCTTTAAACGCGTTTTGAGCCAGCGTTTGATAATCAGGCCGTGCATTAACAGGTGCATAAGGTCCAGCACCTAGACGACCAGTAGGAGCATAACTAATGCTTCCCCCTCTAACAGAACTTATAGGTTGAGGTTGTTTAGGCGTCTTATTAGTTTTTGTAGCAGCTTTTAAGCCAGCTTTTGCCGCACCTTTTAAATATTTTTTGTAATTGTTTTTTAACCACCCTGAAAATGAAGTATCTACAGGTTCTCCAGGATACAAGTCTTCAGGTTCATAACTAAGATCAGGACCTTTTGGAGAAAGAGGTCTGCCGAAGTAATCTACGTTATCTATGTCAGAAGGATCATACGTATAAAGCTGATTTATTTGACTACTGGTAGGTTCTTTAACCTTAGACATCATTTGAGCCATCAACGTTGTACTATCGTCAGCTAGCTCTGTACCTTCTATGTCGTAGAATAATGGGTTCCTGTTATTCGCGTTTGCATTATAATCCTTAGCTGCTTGTTCTTGCTTCTTATGATGATTGTTGACAACAATACGATCATAAATACTGCTAGAAGGTGGTTTAGTTTCAGGCACGACATTGCTAGAAGGTTTTGAATAACCCGATAAGTACGGAGAAGATCCGTCGTAGTTAGTAACTTGTCTAGGTTCAAATATCCCGCCCATTTAACACCTTCCCGTAATCTACTTCGTAGTAACCGTCTGTACCAAGTCTGACTGCGTCAGGTATGTAGTCCAGAACCTCTTGAGCCAAGACACCAAAAGCAGGTTGATCTTTGACAATCTCTTTTGCCTCTTTTGTCCACTCCCAGCGATACACCGGTATACCGTTTGGTAACTTACCGACGCGCTTGATTTCAGTCTTGAGCCTAATGTCAGATTTCATCACTGCTGGATTACCTGCAAACGCAGAACCAACTGTTCCAACAAGATTTAAAGCTGAACCCAAGGCTGTTTGTTTTTGTTGAGCTTGTGTATTGAAGCCTGTAGTAAGCTGATCAGTAGTGGAGGTACCACCGAGGCTACCAAGACCACCAAGAAGACCCATATACCTAGCAATTCTGTCTTGTAGTTCTGTAGCACCACCTGTAGCCATTCTCGCCTCTTCGGCCAATCTGGCTGTTTCCCGACTCTCGATGTCAGCGCCGATAGCTTCTTGTAGACCAGCTTCCATACCACCTAGGCCAAGAATGTCTGAGCGTAGACCACCTAGGCTAGACAAAGCCGCTTGTCTGGCAGCTTCCTCTCTACCCAAGGCTCCAGCCAGTGCAGCCTGTGTTGTTTCTTCTAACTGCGATGCTTTAAGTGCTTCTAACTCAGAACGTGCTGTAGAACCAAGACCAAACTGTCCTGCTTCGATAGCAGCTTCCGCTTGTCCTAGTTTAGACTTATCTGCTGCTGCTCTAGCTTTGTTTAATATATCGCCCATTTCTGCGCCGAATAACGCAGAAGTTCCTGGTGCTGCCGAAGCTAGACCAAGTTGACTTGCGTACAAGTCTTGAAGACTAGGAGCGAAGCCAGCAGCTTGTGACCCTAGAGCACCGTACAGTTCTCGCGACCTAAGTGTCTCAGCAGAGTCTTCTGGTAACAAACTCGGAGCAAAGAACGTAGACTGGCCAAAAGCTGATTCTAGGCCAGGCAATGCGCTTTCCAAATATGGAACAATAGGAGCATACGGGTCAGACGTTTGCGTTCCTACTGTTTTACTTTCAAACGGTAATCTTGAAACTTTAGTTTTTGAACCCATTATAGCCTCTTTACGATAGTCGTTGTTTTATACGTGTAACCATTTGGTTTTAACTTTCGTTCCCATCCTCGTCTGCCCTCTAGCTCTACAAACTGGTACCCCAGTGTTCTGTAGTAGTCTTCTATCATCGGTAACCCGTGTTCAAAATTGAACTCACCTGCTAACGCTTCGACATACACCCCGGTGCTTTTCGGGTATTCCGCTTTGGATAACTGAAAGATACCCAAGAGCTTTTCGGTGCTGTCTACGGTGATCCAAAAGTCTGATTGTTTCTCCAAGGCGCTTAGCGCAAAATCTACCGGCCCTATATAGTCCGAGTTGTTCGAGCGTTTGATCGATCTTTCGTAGTACTCTAGACAATTTACCACTAAGTCCCTGAAGCTCGCGTGGTGCGGGTTAGCTAGCTTATAACTTAACCCATGATCCAGCGGAGTTATAAAAGTAAATTCCTTCGCCACTTCCTGGGTTCCAACTTGTTCCATCTGCATACCTTATGTCCCCTTGTTTGGGTTTGTCAGGGGCAGAGTATAACACATCTAAATGACCATCGCGAACCACGTCTAAGACAGACGCTATCTCAATGAGCATGTCCTGTATGTAACCTGGGAGCGCAGCGGGATCGGCAGGTACAGTAGCAGGGTTAAATCTTGGAAATTGTACTGTCATCGGTCAGACACAACTTCTGCTTCTAGCGTGTAGCCAGATAGGTTAAACTGCGTATCGTCCGTGGTTTCAAACTTGACAGCTATGTATCTACCTCGTACCCGACAATCTACCTTGCTGTCTTGTCCTATGCGGAACGTCACGGGATCGGAATATGTCACGCCCTCGTACGGGTTGATCTCACCGCCGACGCTGATCCTTACTGTGCCCGTGCCCTGTATGCGAGGGTACATCCGTGTAACAGACTTGACCATGTCTGTCCGACCAGCGTGTAAACCAACACGCTCAAGCACACAGGTAAAGTCTGTACCGTCGAAGTCGTTACCGTAGTCCACCAAGTACAACTTTGTATCAGCGGTGCCACAGATGATCAGACTATCTCTGGTAGAACTGTACGGGTTAAAGCCCCATGTGCTTGGCGTGTCCTGCCAGGTTGTGGCAGTATTAGTCCAAGAGTTGGTATACGTTGGATTGACTATACCCTGTGCTATGTAGCGAGTACCGGGTAAGTCGCGGGTAGCCCAAGAGTTATCGACGTAGTTCCAAATCAGAGCCTTGTTAGGCAAATCGTCGGTAGCGTCAGACGCAGCGTAGCAGATCCAGACTTCGTTCTTGATGTTGTTATGAGCGCAGAACGTACGGTACGCTGAGTCTTGCTCTAGGTCGTTAAAGAAGAACGTACGCACTTGGTCGTCTACGATACTACGCAATTGTGTACCGTTGTGTATATAGATGTCGTCTGGTCCGACAAAGACATGACGACCATCGCCCAGAGCGGTCACGGCGTTTTGTGCAATCAGACCAGCGTTCTTAAAGCGCTCGCGGATCTGGAAGGTAAACGCGCCGCCAACGTACGTCATTGCGTACACGCTGTCTTCCTTGTAGACCATTAGCTCGTTGCCCAGAGACAAGGCGTTAAGCACATGCCCCTTTGTACCACCGATGGTAGTCTGAGCTGCCTCTGAATCTGTACTAGACGTGACCCATGTGTTAGCACCGTTGGACGATGCACCTTCGGGAATAGCGTCGCTCCAGCGTATAGAGAACGGTAGCTCTGTACCGCTGTCTGTTAGGTTCAGAGCAATCAGGTGGTTCTTAAACGGGACGATGCTCTTACAGCGCAGAGTACTAGGCCAGTTAGTCAGGTCGGAAAACCGGCTGTCACCCTGTGCATATTTCTGCGGTACGTCTAGGCCGTTGGTACAGACCAAGACACCGCCTAGGATACCGCCTTGCCAGTTGTTCTCTGTGCCAGACAAAGTTGTATACGCACCGGACGTACGAGTAACAGTAGAGTGCGTGGTGTCGTTGATCTGGTAAAGCTCTGTAACACCACCGTAGATCCACAGATCTGTAGACCCCTTTGTCCAACTTATGGCCCAATAGGGATCAGCACTGGGGGTACCTAGTACCTGGGTGTGCCCCTCGATACGACCAGCCTTCTTGTCAGAGAAGCGAACGTTTTGAACATCGTTGAACATATTAGGCGGCATGTCGTAGGGAGACAAATCGTGGTTAAACGAGAAGCCGCCCTGTAGTCCGTTTATGTCAAAGATTTCTTTAGCCATCTACGCGTGTCCATACAGTTCGCCCAAAGGCTTGATCAGCTACAAAGCTACCGTCCTCGAACAAAAGATTACCACCGTCTTGCTGCACCAGGTTAAACATCGTACGCCTAAAAGTATCCTCTTCAGTACTCTGTCTAGACCAGTTGTCTGCAAACGCTTCGTACGACTGTAGAACTATGTAGCTATCGTCTTGGAACAGTAAGTTACCTTCGTCCTGCTGTACGAGCGTATTGTTCGTATTGGTCCAAAAGGGTGTAGGGTGTTCCTTGGTAAGAGCTTGGAAGTCTTCGGTTAAAAGACCAACCTCAGCTTCTGTTAAAAGTTGGTTACTCATACCTATGCTCCTCTACGGACCATACCTCCTGGATCACCTTGGACACTCATGGTCATTACTGTACCACTGTATCTAGCGGCGTCTTCAGCAGCGCGGACAGATGTTAAAGCTTCTAGGTAAAGAGCTGAGAAACGCTGGAGCTGTTCGTTATCATTAAGATATACAGCTCCCTCGCCACATGAGCCGTAGAGATACAGCTCAGGGAAATTGCTAAGAATGTTATTAGTGGAGACACTAGAGGACAAAGGGGTGAGCGCTTGGTAGTAGTTGATTCCGAGGGTGTAGGCCCCGTCAGGTGTAGGAGCAATTTTTAGGTCCTCTCCGATTATTGAGTATGCGCGTGGAGCGCCGTTGGTATAAGTACCGTACTCTCGGCTTAAGGACTCTGGCGACATATATGCAAGAGCGTAGCTGTTACTAGAACTGTCATAGACAATATTACGTAGCTCAAGCATATCTGTCGGAAGAGTGTAGAACGCCGTGCCAGAGACGGTGGTGGTGTTGGCACGTATCATGTTAGCGCGAGCACGGACGTCTCGATCTAACCTGCGTTCGGTCAACGTTATAAAATCAGGAATAACCGCGTCCAAATCGGTGCGGTTCAAATAGTTCGCGATGCTAGTCTGTAATTGGTTATAGTTAGCTAGCGCCATTAGATGTTACTTTCGTGTGTCCGAAGCCATCTGTACTCTGGGTCATTAAGAAGTTGCTTAACCTTGGGCATATGGTCTTTGTTAAAGACATCTACGCCTAGTTCTCTTTTCCACTTTTCGATCACGACCAGCGGAATACTAGCGACCTTACGCATCCCAGAGTTATTCTGCGGACCATACATCGAGTCGCCGTTAAGTTCTTTCTTATTGAGTTCCAGCAGGGGTTCAACGTCCTGCACACGATTGACAACAATGCTGTCTGTTGTGTGATCGTACTTGGCTTTTGTTTTAATAGGGGAATCCATGTTAACCTCTAATTGGGGAGAGCCACTAGGACCCTCCCCGTTTTAGACTTACGACAAGTCGTATACAGCGCCGAGAGCTTTCTCGTTCTTAACAACGAGTGTGTACTCAGCGATGATTGCGCGTTGCTCACCGTCGGAGGTTGAAGCAACCTCTTTCTGGAAGAACGGACGCAGGTAAGCGACACCGTAGTACTCTGGGTCTAGCAACCATACGTCGCTAGCGCGCTGGAAGCGGTTAGGTACAACTGCCATCTCACCGAAGTCAGAGACGTATACGTCCATACCACCGATGATGCGCTGGTCAGCAGCGTCGATACGGTTGGAAGCTCCACCAGAAGCACCGACACCGACAAAGCTAGAGAAGGTCTGCTTTTTAGCAGGTGACATCATCAAGTATTTGATGTTTGCACCTTCGTCATATGCAGACAAGATCGCAGCTTTGAGCTGTGTCTCGGTGAAGGAACGAGCAGTACCGTCTGTACGAGCAGTACCGTTACCACCGGCAGTCGCGTCAGAAGCTTCGTCTACGTTGGTAGCAACCCACGCAGAAAGCGAACCAAGCTTACGAACCGTGCTGTCTGCTGACATAGCGGTCTTGGTTTGGTTAGTACCTACGAGAGATGTTTCCATATCGCGCTTTAGCTCTGCTGAACGCTTGGTCATCTGGTAGGCA